CCTTTATTCGCCACCAAAGGCCTTATCATCACCACCGACTGGGACAAATCTAAAGAAGTCTTCACTGAACAAGAAGGCGAAACCGTTGGAAAACTCTTCAAATACATTCCTCAAAACTGCCTCGGAACTCCGACAAAGAATCACTCTGGTAAAATCGATCGAATTCCAGTCAAGCATATTTCCGGTAGCTGGAGCTTAATACGGCTTGACACAGTTGTGTCGTACAAGCAAAATCCTCTCGGTCAAGAGTCCGGCGACAACGACTGGATTCACGTGGACGAACCTATTCCTGAGGGAATGTGGAAAGCCGCTGCTCGTGGCCTTGTCGATCGTGGGGGACGTGCTTGGTTCACGTGCACGCCCCTCACGGAACCTTGGATTGATGAGGAGTTCGTCCCCGATATTGAAGCACAGTCAAGAGATCAAGGTATTATCGCGAACGATTCTAAGTCGCGTTGGATGATGACAGGTTCGATGGACGATAATCCACACAACACACCAGATGACATTGCTCGGTTTCTTTCTTGGCTCACACCAAACGAAATTGAATGTCGCCGTTCCGGTATTCCAGTAGCCTACTCTGGTATAGTCTATGGCGGATTCTTTAAGTGGGAAGTTCACGTCCGTGACCGCACGCTCGGTCCACCAAACGGCTGGAAATCTTGGGATGAACCCCCGAAAGACTACTCCCTACGTCTCGCAATCGACTACCACCCCCGTAAACCTCACCACGTGATGTTCGTTGCCACGTCTCCGCAAGACTACAACTATCTCTACGCCGAAATTTTTGAATCTTGTATCATGTCCGTTTTGGTCAGTATGATTCGAGGTAAACTTAATGGTCGCGAACTTACTGTTCCCGGACTCATTGATCCTCTTGCTTCCACCCCAAATCAAGTCACCGACATAACCGCTTTGGATGCGGTGTTGCAATTAGGCCTACCTGTGATGCCCGCTACGAAGGACCCATATAACGGGATATTAAAGGTAAAAGAACACCTCAAACAGAGGGACAGGGTTGGGAATCCCACAATGGTTTTTAACCCTGATCTTCAACGAACTTTGATGGAAATTTCACGTGGTTATATTTGGGACAAAGAAACCAACAAACCCGTCAAAGACAAAGACGACGCGATGGAGAATTTATATCGTCTTTGCCTTCAAGGTCTGGACTATATCGAGCCGGCTGATGACCTCGATTATAAAACTTTGAAAGTCCACGACCTTCCACAAAACATCATTGAGCCGTTTGAATTTATGTCTCAAGATGCACAAAGAAAAGAAAACGAAAAACGTCGGAAGTTCCGACACAGGTATGCAATATGAAAAAAGAACTAACTGAAGAGGAAAAGAAAGCCGAAACTGCGAAAGAGGAGAAGCACGATCGTGAGCTTCTTGCTAAGAAGGCACACGTGAAGGTTGAGGAAATCCAACCAACTCCCGAAGAGGAGTTCAACGGAAAGGTGAATAAGTTGGTCAAAGACATCTTCGCTGCGGTGAACCATGCTGATTACGACCAAATCAAAGTGATCCAAAGCGTAGTCAATGACGCTTTCGCGGCAGCGTATAAGGTTAACTTCGAAACCGACCTTCTCGCCAACTACGACCCCTTTATTCCAAAACCCGCGTAATGCCTTCCGATCTTGATGAGTTACAGTCGATGGGTATCGACACGAGTAGTCGACGGTTTGGAAAACCACCGCCGAGTCCTACTCCTGTCCCATCACCAACTCCAACGGTCAAAAGCAATCTACTTCGCCAAGTACAAATGTTGATGGCGGGACGGCAGTCTAATCCCATAGTCAATCCACTCGCACCTACTGTCGTTCCGCCCAACACATCAACCTACAAACCAATATGGCCTCAAGTATAAAATTCAAACCTCCTCAAGGACTACCCGCCAACACAGGTGGTTTTCCACCAATTTTAAAGAACAAAGCAGGACAACCACTCGGCGGTGCCGAACCAGCACTACCACAGATTCGTTCTGCATTAAAACCAAAATCCAGCCGAAAAGTTCCAGGCAAAGCCTTTGGTTTTCTGAAAGGATAACATGGAAAAAGACACAGCAGCACAAGAAGCAGACGAAATGATGCAACCCCGTTCTGACGAGGACAACCCTACACAAGACCTTGGTGACGATCAAGTCTGGCCTGATGCCGGTCCAGTCGCTCCCAACGCGTCAGGTTCTCCCAACGAGTAATGTTCGGAAAAGAGAACAAAACATGCCCGCGCGCCCGCCAGTCAGAAGAAGATTCACCGGTGTTATAAGTGGAACTGTACGTTCTGCTAGGCATCCTGTGGTATTTTTCTGTAAAAAATGTGGTGGGCAGATGGATCGCAATAATGTGTGTCCGAATTGTGAAAACATAAGGAAGTCCGATGCCAGCGTCAGCTGATACATTTAAAGAAAAACTCATTCTTAAGAAAGGTGAGTCTGCCTCGGACGAACACAAGGCATTACTGAAGTATGTCGGCAAAAGGGCGAAAAAGTCCCGTGAGGACATGTCGAAGAACTTTACTCAATGGGATAAGTATGATGCAGTATTTCGGTCAGAGCGAATGCCGGATAAGGCGGACGATTCAGCTACGGCTAAAGGACAGCCAAAGAAGTTGATCGTGCCGCTCACGTTTGCACAGGTTATGACGTTTGTTTCGTTCTGCGTTATGAACTTAATGCAGAATCGTCGGTTCTTCGAGCTTGAACCGACAGGCACGGAAGACAATCCGTTGCAAGAACCGTTGGAGTTGATTCTAGAACGCGATCTTCGTAAGAACACGTGGACCAGTTTTCTTGTTCAGTTTTTCTTGGATATTGGACGTTTCAGTTTGGCCGCAGCTGAGGTTTGTTACAAAGAGGACTATCGTTACATGCGTGTTCCTCAAGAGGAGACAGAAGCAGGGGCGTTCGGTGTGGAAACGAAGAAGCAGACTTACGACTTCCAAAAAATACCTGTATTCATAGGAAATAAGGTCTATCCAGTCTCGCCATATCGTTTCCTGCCGGACACCTCGATGTCGTTGACGAGATATCAAGAAGGTGAGTTTTGTGGGTCTGAGGACGAGTGGCAGATCAGTGCGCTGCGTGCGGACGAGAATTTGTTTAATCTTGATGTCATTCCCAAGATGAGTATGGAGGATTATCAAGCCCGCCGTAAGGTGTCTCGTGTTGACTTTGGGCCGGAGGTTCGAGACAATCCGAATTTGAGTAGTAGTGACGACACTAGCGCAGCTGGAGCGTATGTCAAATCTGGACCAGTAGTCATAACCAAGATGGTTATCGACATTATTCCTAATGATTTTAAGGTCCAGAATGAGGAAGGTAAGTTAGGAAAAGAGAAGTTTCCAGTTCGTTATATCGTTTGGATTGCGAACGATAAGGTAATTATTCGGTTTGAGGAAGCCTATTACCTACACTGCCAATTCCCTTACATCTTCGCTCAGTTCATACCTGACCAACATCGCACGGTTAATGAAGGTCTCGCTAGCGTGTGCGATCAAATGACCAACCTAATTACGTGGTTGATCAATGCACATGTTACGTCGCAACGCAATAGCGTGCAAAGCAAATGGGCAATCGACCCGTCAGGTATTGATATAAAGAACCGCGAAAGCGAAAGTCCATACATTTTCTTAAAGAAAAATGCGTCGCAGACTGGGGTGGAACGCTATATCAAGCAGTTTACCACCACGGATACCACGGCTAATGTGTTTCAGGACGTTGGCTCTTTAAAAGAGTTGCTTGAAATTGTAACGGGGTTGTCCAGCCAAATGCAGGGACAATATTCGCAAGGACGTCGATCTGCTACGCAGGACAGAGTTGTAGCCCAGGGTGCTTCCGCTCGCGGTAAGACCAATCTCTCCACTATTTGGGACTCCGCCTTCGAGCCGCTTGGTAAACAACTCATCGCTAACAACCGGCAGGAAATGGATAAAACTACGTTCATGCGTATCATCGGCACCGGTCGGCAGTGGCCAGTCAAGCCAGGAACCACTCCTCAGATTGATCCCATGACTGGTGCAGCCATTTCTGAGCGTTACACTGACGATGAGATTTACGAAATGTTTAAGGCTGACCCAATCACCATCGCCACGTCTGAGGACTTCTTCGTATTTGACGGAACAATCCCGTCAGAGAAGGCTTTCCTTGCACAATCGTTGCAGGAGATTCTTATCACTATTCTTTCCAATCCGGAGGTTTCTTCGATCTTGGGTTACGGCCCAGAACAGGTCAAGGAACTCTTCAATCAAGTATACCTTTTGCGGGGTGTTACGCCAGCGCGACTGCCCGCACCGTCCCCTCAACCGGCCTTGCCGCCGGAAGGAGGACAACAAACCGGTAAAGAGGCACCGCCTGCTCCACGAGAGTTGATTTCGGTCAAACTGCCAGATTTGGCGGGTAAGGAACGAGACCAAGCTTTGGCTATGTTTGGCATAAAAGCCGACTCCACGGCCGCTCTTGCACAGCACAAGCGGGAAAACCCGCCTCCTAAACCGTCAACTCCGAAATCTAATGGACAAAGAGGCTGAACGTAAGCAACAGTTAACGGCGGAAGAAGTTGCGATACAAACGTATCTCGACCATCCGATCACTCAAAAGATTTTTGCTGACAACGCCGAACAGCAGGAGAGTCTCATTGACTTGATTCTAAATAGACCAGTAATCAATGTTGAGACCTTTCTTGCGCGTGAACAGGC